TATCTAGATGAGGTAGCCTTCATTGAGGGGTATGACGAATTCTTCGCGTCAGTATATCCTACTATTTCATCGGGTGAATCTACAAAGCTTTTAATGACCTCTACACCAAACGGTTTAAACCATTTTTGGAAAACTTGTAAGGGGGCCGAAGAAGGAACGAATGGATACGAGTTTGTAAAAGTTGTATGGAGTGACGTACCAGGAAGAAACGAAAAATGGAAAACTGAAACACTAGAAGCGTTAGATCATGATGAAGAAAAGTTTAATCAAGAATACAACGGACAATTTTTAGGATCTTCTGGTACACTCATTTCTGGCTCCAAATTGAAAGAATTGGCGTTTTCTACACCATTATATGCAAGTGAAGGTATTAGCCAATACGCACAAGCAGAAAAAAATCACATATACGCAATGACTGTTGACGTTTCCCGAGGAAAGGGTTTAGATTATTCCACGTTTAACGTAATAGATATTACAACAATGCCGTATAGGCAGGTTTGTACTTTTAGAGATAATTACATATCTCCAATAGATTTTGCATCTATTATATATCGCGTAGGTACTGCATATAACCAAGCATTGGTTTTAGTTGAAATTAATGATATTGGTTCTCAAGTATCCGATACTCTTTTGATGGACTTTGGTTACGAAAGTTTACTTCATACAGAAAGCGCAGGCCGAGAAGGTAAAAGAATTTCTTCTGGTTTTGGCAAAATGGCTGATACCGGTGTTAGGACTACAAAATCCGTGAAGGCGGTTGGTTGTTCAATGTTGAAAATGTTGATTGAACAAAACCAATTTATTATAAACGATTTTGAAACTATTCAAGAGTTATCAAGATTTTCTAAAAAGGGTAATTCGTATGAAGCAGAACCAGGATCTCACGACGATCTTGTAATGAATTTGGTAATATTTGGATGGTTAACAAGCCAAGCATATTTCAAAGAAATAACAGATATAAATACACTACATAAACTAAGAGCAAAGACCGAAGCGCAAATACAAGATGATCTTCTTCCATTTGGATTCATTGATAGTGGTGAAAACGCGTTAAGCACAGGATTTCAGCCCATCGAAGAAGATGAACGTTGGATGATGTAAAAACGGTTTTTTATAAATAGACAAGAATAGATTGAAAACAAGTGTCAAATAACCTTACACAGGGGAGAAAAATATGACTTTTTCTGTAAGTCCATCCGTCATCGTCAGGGAAGTAGATGCGTCGGCAGTAATACCGGCCATTGGAACACCACCTGCCGCTATTGCCGGTGTTTTTCGTTGGGGTCCAGTTAACGAACGCATTTTAGTTTCTTCGGAAGAAGAACTAGCTAGTCGTTTTGGTAAACCACACGCAAACACTACTTGGCAAAACCATGAAACCTTTTTTAGTGCAGCAGACTTTTTGTCATATTCAAACGCGTTATATGTAACTCGCGTCACTGATGGGGCAAATACTGCAATCGCTGATAATACGTATTTTCAGGCAAAGTATCCAGGAGAACTAGGAAATAGCATTGAAGTTTCCGTAGTAACTTCTACATCTTATGAGGAAGCGATTGTGGCTATAGGCGATATAGCAGGTACTATTACGTTTAACTCAACATCTTTTAGCATAACTGGTTTAACAGCCGAAATTGGTGAAATTCAACAAGATGATATTATACGAATAGGAAACGATTCAGTAGGGTACCAAGAACTTATTGTATCCGCATTTTCTGATGATACCGCAAGTCCTGGCTCTGCACCATTTAACTATACAATAACAACAAAAAACAGATTTACGTTAGCTGAAACAGATCTTGCACTATTAAAAATAACAAGAAAATGGGGATATGCAAATATAGCGCAATCTGCGCCGTCAAATGCAAACAATATTCACATTGCTGTTATTGATGCTGGTGGCGAAATCACTGGAACTGCTGGTACTGTTCTTGAATTATATGAAAACTTATCAGTTAATTCCAATGCAAAACTCCCGGACGGCACAAACAATTATTATCCTACTGTGATATTTAATTCTTCTGCATGGGTTAACCAAATAGCTCTTGGCACATTGGTTAGTACTGCTATTACAATTCCAATTTATGATCGTATGGCAGATGGCACAGACGGTCTTGGCGAAGCTGCGGTACCGTTTGGACAAGTAGCATTAGGTTACGATTTATATAAAGATGCTAATGAAGTTGATATTTCAGCTATTATTTGTGGTAAATCTGATAGCTCAAATCTCGCAAACTATGTTGTAGCAAATATTGCTGAACATAGAAAAGATTGCGTTGTTTACTTTTCGCCGCCTTTAGCTGATGCTGTTACTCCATCAAATCCTGAAACTAAAATGACAAATGTTATTGCATTTAGAAATCTTGTGCAATCTTCGTCTTATTGGTTTATGGACAGCGGATATAAATATCGTTACGACAAATATAACGACGAATATCGTTGGGTACCTTTAAACGGTGACATTGCAGGTCTTTCTGTGAGAGTAGAACCTTGGGTATCACCAGCTGGTTTTAAAAGAGGTATTATTAAAAATGTTGTTAAATTAGCATTTAATCCAAATAAAGCTCAAAGAGACCAATTATACGGTGCTGATATTAACCCAGTTATTACTCAAGTAGGCCAAGGTGTATTACTCTTTGGTGATAAAACTGGACTTGGTACAGCAACTGGGAGCGCATTTACTCGTATTAATGTTCGCCGCCTCTTCATCACAGTTGAGAAAGCTATATCTACGGTGTCGGCGTCGTTCCTCTTTGACTTTAACGATGAGTTTACTCAAACGCAGTTTAAAAACTTAGTGGAACCATTCCTTCGCGATATTCAAGGAAAGCGTGGTATTATTGATTTCAGGGTTGTATCTGATGCAACTGTAAATACCCCAGATGTTGTTGATAAAAACTTGTTTAGAGGCAATATCTTTATTAAGCCTGCTCGTTCAATTAACGTTATTGAATTGACATTCGTTGCCACAAGAACTGGCGTTGAGTTTGATGAAATCGTTGGTCAGCCACTCTAATAAATAAAAGAAAAGGAGATAATCATGGCATTTAATATCAACGAATTTAAATCGCAATTAGTAGGGGGTGGGGCAAGACCTACCCTCTTCCAAGTGCAAATCACAAATCCAATCACTGGCCTTGCTGATTTGAAAGTACCATTTATGGTTAAAACTGCAGCATTACCTGGATCAACTCTAGGTTCTTATGTGGTTCCATACTTTGGTCGTCAAGTCAAATATGCTGGAGATAGGACGTTTGAAGATTGGCCCGTTACGTGTATCAACGATGAGGACTTTTTAGTTCGCAACGCGATGGAAACATGGTCAAATGCGATAAATACTCATGATTCTAATGCACGGTCGTTACCACAAGATTACAAATCAAACGCGATTGTAACACAGTTTGGTAAAGATGGATCTTTGCTTAGAACATACGTATTCGAGGGTATATATCCTGTCACAGTTGACGCGATACCCCTTTCATGGGAATCTACAGATGTTATCGAAGAATTTGGAGTTACATTCCAATACGATCTGTGGAGAGTTGAAGGAACTACTGGCACTTCAACTACTTAATTTATAGGATGATTAATTAATGCGAATTTTTGGCTTTGAAATAAAAAAAGATATCGGCGGCGCTGATGAAGACATTGCGGTTTCTTTTGTAGAACCGACTAACGACGAAGGCGCAATTACCATAGGAAACTCTCTCGGGGGATCCTATGGTATTTCTATTAATATGGATGGCGATGCCAAGTCTGAAGGCGAATTAGTGACAAAATACCGTGGTATGATGTTGCAGCCCGAAATTTCACAGGCCGTTGATGAAGTTATTAACGAAGCTATAAACATTGATTCGCATGAAAACGCTGTTGAAGTTGTTTTAGATGATACGAATTTACCAGACAAAGTAAAAGATAGAATAATAGAGGAATTTGAAGAAATTCTTCGTTTTCTTGACTTTTCAAATTATGGATATGACATTTTTCAAAAGTTTTACGTAGATGGCAGATTAAATTATCATGTTATCATAGACAATGAAAACTTAAAAGATGGCATAAAAGAAGTTCGTTATATAGATCCGCGGAAACTTCGTCTTATTAAAGAAATGGATGAAAAACAAAAAGATCCTCATTCTGGAATTCCTTTGAAAAAAGTTAAGAAAGAATATTATCTTTATTCCGATTCAGGGTTTGGATCCAAAGCGGTTAGTTCCAATGTTTCATCTGGGCAAACTGTTCAGGGTTATAGAATTGCAAAAGATTCAGTAGCAAGAATAACTTCTGGGTATATGAACGAAAATAATTCGCTAATTCTTTCGTATTTACATCCTGCTATTAAACCGTTAAACCAACTTCGTATGTTGGAAGATGCTACTGTAATTTATACAATTACAAGAGCTCCTGAAAGAAGAATATTTTATATCGATGTAGGTCAGTTGCCAAAAGCAAAAGCTGAACAATACTTACATGACATGATGACTCGCCATAAAAATAAACTGCAGTATGATTCAGATAGTGGCGATATCACAGATGGTCGTAAGTTTATGACTATGACTGAAGATTTTTGGTTTCCTCGCCGAGGTGGAGAAAGATCTACAGAAGTGGATATTTTAGCTGGTGGTAATGCTGCAGCGCTAAGTGGTGATGAAAATCTTTCGTATTTCCAAAGAAAATTATATAAATCGCTAAAAGTTCCTGTTTCTAGATTAGAGCCAGAAAATATGTATAGTATGGGCCGTGTTTCTGAAATGACGCGTGATGAAATAAAGTTTAGTAAGTTTATTCGTAGATTAAGAAACAGATTCTCAGGTTTATTTGATTCTCTACTTGAAAAGCAATTAATCTTAAAAGGTGTTTTAGATCCTGAAGAGTGGGGCGATATTAAAAACAAAATACGTTATGACTTTATGAAAGATAACTATTTTGAAGAATTAAAACAGACTGAAATTCTACGCGAAAAAATAACAACGTTAAGAGATATGGAAGAACAAGTAGGTAAATATTATTCAAGACAATGGATTACCAAAAATGTTCTATTCATGACTGACGATGAAATGCGCGAAATGCAACTGCAAATTGATCAAGAAAGATCGGCTGGTCTATACAATGACCCAGACGATCCGGGCATGGATGCAGAAGACGATTTTGATGATTCAGAACAAGAGCCTACAGATGATGAGCCAGCAGATGATAATACCGAAATCGATGCTGAAGAATCACTTAAAGTTATAAATAAAACAAAATCATTTAAAAGAAAGCCTCAAAAATGAAAACCTTTAAGAATTTAATATCTGAAGTTGCTCAGCCAAAAGCAGGCGACGAAAAAGCATTTAAGGATAAACACATCGTAACTAAAGTTGGCCATCCTGTTGCTTTAGATCATCAGTTTACTGGTGAAATACCTGGGACAGCTAAACTCAAGCGTAGGGCAGATCTTGCACCTGGAGAAGATGCATCTGTATACGAAGCTATAGATCCAGTAGATGCAAAAGCCCTTAAAGGTAAGCACAAAGATCGTAAAGATAAAGATATTGACAATGATGGCGATGTTGACGATTCTGACGAATATCTACATAAGCGCCGCAAAGCTATTTCTAAAGCTATTGCTAAAGAAGAAGTTGAGCTTTCTGAAAACCCAATGGAAGAAAAGCCAATGATGATGAATGCGTTGCGTTCAATGTCACACAATGTACAGGGTATTGCTCGTTATGTTCAATCAACACAAGATCCTGAAGAATGGTTCCAAAACAAATTAGCTGGTGTTGCTAAAGAAATGCAAACATTATATAGTTACGCTACAGCTGAAGTAATGTCTATGGGCGAAGAAGCCGAAATTGATGAAGCAAAAAGTTCGAAAAAAACTGTAAAAATTTCGCAAAAAACAATTACAAGAGCTCTTCAAGGAATGAAGGTGCAGCCTAAAGGTAAAGTATCTTTGAAGAAAGCACCTTGGGACAAGTCCGAAGAAGCCGAAATTGACGAAGACTTAAACGAAAAGTTTGCAACCGGAATGGTAAAATTTAAGGACGGTTCTTCTGTTATTCTAAAGAAACAAGATGCTGATCTTTTAAACCAAATGTTCAAAGATCTTTCTTCTACGAACCGTAAGAAAATGCAAAGTACTGCGATGACAGATAAGTCAGGGTTTGAAGAAATTCTTGGTTTCGCAAGAGAAGCAATGTAATATGGCTTGGGTAGTAGTTCCAGGATCAAACAGCATATGGGAATATGATAATGCTGCCACGGCCGCAGCAACATATTCAGGCGCAAACGGAACTACAGCAGCTGGTGTTCGAACTTTCACAACTCCTCTTGGAAACGTACAAAAAACGTATGTTAAAGTTAGGAAAGCTGGAGAAACTACTGAACGCGGCGAATTATCTAAAAACTACTACGATGCTAGAGTATAAATAAAAGATACAACGAGGAGTATATACATGAAGTTAATTACTGAAGTATTCAATGAAGATTGCGAGGTTGTTACCGAAGCAGCTGAAAATGGTAAGAAGAATTACTTCATTGAAGGTATCTTCATGCAAGGCGATATGAAAAATCGTAACGGTCGCATATATCCTTCAACTATTCTTGAAAAAGAAATGAATAGATACCAAAAGAACTTTATTGAACCAAAAAGAGCTCTTGGTGAATTAGGACATCCTGACGGACCGCAAATTAACGGTGATAGAGTTTCTCATCTTATTACTGAAATGAAGCGTGAAGGATCAAACTTTATTGGGAAGGCAAAAATCTTGTCGACACCAATGGGTGAGATTGTTAAAACTTTCGTAGATGAAGGTGTAAGGGTTGGTGTTTCTACGCGTGGTCTTGGTTCTGTCAAACCTACTAAAGACGGCGTAATGGAAGTGCAAGACGACTTTCATTTAGCAACTGTTGATATTGTAACAGATCCTTCTGGACCTGATTGTTTTGTGAATGGTATAATGGAAAATACGGAATATTATTATGATATTGCCGCTGGGACTTGGAGACAATATGCTGTTCAACAGGTTGTTGAGGAAATAGTTCAAGAAGTGAAAAGGGAATATAAGAAAACTGTTAGAGTAATTGACGAGTCACACGCCGCCAAACTCTTTGAGAAATTCCTTACTTCTCTGAAAAATTAAAAATTATAAATATGGATAATATAACACGAATCCAAATAAGAGGAGAGTAAATATGTCAGAGTTAGAAGAAAAATTCGTTGCTGACGACGGTGTATCCGAGGTTCCAGAACCAACGACACCAGCAGGCGGCGAAGTTAAAAAGAAAAAAGCTGATGTTAAAAAGAAAGTAGATCCTAAAGCGGATACTGTAGAAGCGCCACCTATGTCAGAAGAAACTGACGACGTTGATGCAGAAGAAGTTGTATCTGTTGAAGAGTCTATTGCTTCAATGTTTGAAGGTACAGATCTTTCTGAAGAGTTCAAATCTAAAGTATCATTAGTATTTGAAACAGCTGTTAGAGAAGCAACAAACACAAAAGTGAACGAAGCTGTTACCGCTCTTGAAGAAGAGTTTGATAACAAATTAGTTGAAACTGTTAACGAAGCTATAGAAGAAATTACCGAAAACCTAGACTCGTATCTCGACTATGTTGTTGAGCAGTGGATGGAAGAAAATAAAGTGGCTGTAGAGTCTGGCATTAAAGTAGAAATGGCAGAATCATTAATGGACGGTCTCAGAGATATTTTCTCTGCTCACAATATTGACATTGATGAAGAAACAGTTGATGTGGTTGCTGGGTTAGAAGAACAAGTTGGTGAACTTCAAAATCAAACAAATGAAGCTATCAACGAAAATATTTCCCTTGCAAAGGAAATAGCCAGTCTCAAAGCTGAAAAAGTTTTTGATGATATTTCAGAAGGACTTACAGTCTCTCAGAAAGAAAGATTAAAATCTTTGTCAGAAAAGCTTGATAACGACGACATTCAAGCATATGAGGCAGATCTTGGTACCCTTAAGGAATCATTCTTTAAAGCTAAAAAGGCGCAAGTAATAAGCGAAGAAACAGAAGATGAAGTTCTTACTGAAGAGACTGAAACAAGAAAACCAGTTTCTCAATATTCTTCGGTTTCTGCAATCGTTGAAGCGATCAATAACAAACAAAAGTGAAAATAAACAAATTATAAATACCACTATAATTAAAACAACAGAGATAGGAGTGACAAAATGAGTCAATCTAGCAGATCATTAATCGAAAAGTGGGGTCCTCTTCTTGAGCACTCATCTTTCGCAACAATCAAAGACGAGCACAGAAAAGCAGTTACTGCTACTCTTCTTGAAAACACAGAAAAGGCACTTGTAGAAAGTGGCGATCAGTCAATCAATATGACTTCGCTTTTACAAGAAGCTCCAACAAACGCAGCTGGAACTGGCGGATTTGGTTCTGGTTCAGCAACTCCAACAGCAGGTTATGACCCAGTTCTAATCAGCTTGGTTCGCCGTTCAATGCCAAACTTGATGGCATACGACATTGCTGGTGTACAGCCAATGACAGGCCCAACAGGTCTTATCTTCGCAATGCGTTCTAACATGAATGCAATGACAGGTAACACTGCACAAGAAGCGTTTTATAACGAAGCTGATACCGACTTCTCAGGTACAGGCGCAATGTCAGGCTCTACTGGTGGAGGCGCAACAGCCCCAACTGGTACTGGTCTTGCTACTGCGGATGCTGAAGCACTTGGCGACGGTGGCGGTACAAACTTTGCAGAGATGGCTCTTGCTATCGAAAAAGTTACTGTTGCTGCAAAAAGCCGCGCATTGAAAGCAGAATATACCACTGAGCTTGCACAAGATCTTCGTGCTGTTCATGGTCTTGACGCAGAAACTGAGCTTGCAAACATTCTTCAATCTGAAATCCTCGCAGAAATCAACCGTGAAGTTGTTCGTACAATCTATAACACAGCCGTAACCGGTGCTGCATCTACTGCATCAGCTGGTGTGTTTGACTTGGATGTTGACGCAAACGGTCGTTGGTCAGTTGAGAAATTCAAAGGCTTGATGTTCCAAGTTGAAATCGAAGCCAACGCGATTGCAAAAGCAACTCGTCGCGGTAAAGGTAACATCGTTATCTGTTCTTCCGATGTTGCATCGGCACTTCAGATGTCTGGTGTTCTTGATTATACTCCAGCTCTTAACAGCAACGCACTTAACGTTGATGATACAGGCAATACATTCGCAGGTATCCTAAACGGTCGTTACAGAGTATATATCGATCCATATGCAGGTAGCAATTATCTGGTTGTTGGTTATAAAGGTTCTTCTGCATTCGACGCAGGACTCTTCTATTGCCCATACGTACCATTGCAAATGTACCGCGCAGTTGGTGAGAATTCCTTCCAGCCAAAAATCGGCTTTAAAACACGTTACGGCATGGTTGCTAACCCGTTCGCAGCAGGCCCAACACGCAGTGAAGGTGCTCTTACAGATAACACTAACGTATACTACCGCAGAGTTCGCGTAAGCAACTTGTTCTAATAAAAAAAGAAGAGGGGATAAACCCCTCCTCTACAATTCTTTACGAATACTAGGGAGATCTTCGGATCTCCCTTTTTTTATCTTTGGTTTTAATTATACCGCGCAGCTACATCCGAACGTGTTTGACCTCTGTTTAAAAAATATGGATCTAAATTTAAATTTTTTGCAAGGTCAACTGCTTGCTTTTCAGTAACACAGACTGTAATAGCTTTGCCTCCTAAAATTATTTGCCATATTTTTTGACCGGTAGTACGATTTGTTTCTAATATAGTAAAATCATTTCTATCTTCGCGATTCATTGCTTTTCTTTCTTATTTGAATATTATCATTGATAGCTGCCTTGGAGCTCCAAAATAGCATTTTACCCGCCTGGAACAAACCCCTTAGGTCTATACCAAACTTTTTGATTATGTATCTTTCCTAGTAGTGTATATATCTGTTTTATTTCATTGTCAATAGCTAATCGGCTTGTTTCTTTTTTTACAGTTGCCCGGCGTTTTTGTAAACGAGACATACGATATTTCATAGAATATTCTACTAAGTCCAATTCATTTACATCAAAGTCAAAGTTTCTGTTCGGCTTCATACAATTTCAACTTCGGGTAATTTGTTATTATCTTCAATTCTATTAGAAACCGGGGCCATAACAGCTTCTGCAAATTCCATGAATTCTTCATTCCTCGCGGCTTCTTCCATGAGATTAGAAGCATGAAAAATTTTAGCAAGTCTATTGAATTCACGTTTTGGCACGTTTAGTTTTTCAACCATTTGTTCTGAAATTTCTTTTTGTAGATCTTTCTCAGCTGAAATTCTTGTCATAGAATCTGACATTTCTTTTAACGCATTTTGAATAACTTTACGATCATTATTTGTAATAACAGATGGCAAAGTTTGTGTTACTTTGGTATTCATAATATTCCTTCTTCTCTCATTTGTTTTCTAATTTTTGTTGCGCTTATACTATGTATTGTATCACCTAAGTTGTGTTCTGTCAAGGTATATCCCACACCTCTACCATAACTAATATCGACAATGTTTGGTACTTGCATTATAATATATTCTACGCCACGTGTAAAACCCGCATCATGCAATCCATCTTCAATGCTATCTACTACATAATCATAACTAAACGGATTATCGTCCTGTGTTACTGTGCGGCCGCCACCTGCATCTTCGCCTAAAATAAAACTGACGTTTCGTACTTGAATACATACTTGGCCTGTTTCGGCTAACGCGCGTCTGAACAGTTCTGTATGTCCATTGTGCCAAGGTTGCCACCGCCCAAGCAGCATAGTAGTTGGAGCTTGGTAATTAAACATTCTGTTCTAACCTTATATGCCGATGAATAGCGTCTGCTAAAGTTTCATCAGTGTTATCAAACCATCTTGAAACGTGATAATTTACACTAGACAAGTTTGGTTTTTCGAACACTTTATTAGTATCTTCAAATTGGCCTGTATTAATAGTGTCCATCCATACAGTATAGTCCGCGTTAAATACATTTCTAAGGGTATTCGTAGGACAGACAAAATCGCAGATTACTACACGATCAAACAATACTTCCGTGTCTGCAAGTACAGCCATTCGATTTGCTTGACGAAACCGAGCTAAGTCTGTAAATTCCCAGTCGTTAGCCATTTTACGAATTTCATCAGCATTATACCATGCGCAGCTTAGATGCTTTTGCAGTCTTTCAGCTAGCCATGTTTTACCGGATCCTGGTAGACCCATGATTAATATTTTCATTGCTAATCCTTATACTCTTTCAAGACACCAAGTATATTCGTAATTAAAAATATTACAGCATGTGTAAACATAATGCCGGCGATAACGCCATACCCTAGAGTATATACATGATAAGAAGATACTAAATATAAAATCGCTACTAATATTGAAATGCTGTAGTTAGGATCTTCGTTTTCAGTGCTTCCTTCGATAAAGCCTGAAAATAGGCTAGCGGCGGCGATGGATTGCATAAATCCAATATAACATAGCATTGCCATGATTGGATACATTGCCCAGATTACACCTTGTGACGAAGCAAATAAAGCAGTTGCTTGTAACAACGCGTTTATGGAAGCAGAATATGGGTTACTTGAAAACAATGAACCACCCTTTTTGTTTATCATGTGTTTAATATAGTTTTTAATGCTGTTACTAATTCCATCATCATAACATCTGTATGATAAGGAGTTGGAGCAACTCTCAATCTTTCGGTACCAGCTTCAACCGTAGGACTGTTAATTGCTTGGATGTATATGCCATATTCGTTAAGAAGTCTATCGCTTGCTTCTTTTGTTTTAAATGCATCATTTACCATAATTGGAATAATATGAGTGCATGCATTTGGATGAATAGGTATATTCGCATCAGCTAGCATTTCTTTTAATTTTGCAACTCGTTCTCGATGTTGAACTCTTAATCTATGATTGTCACGGAGATATCTGATGGATGCCAAGGCCCCGGCGCAAATGACTGGACTGGTTGATGTAGTAAATATAAACCCGCTAGCAACACACCTAATAGCATCAACAATCTCTTTACTTGCAGCAATATATCCTCCTTGAACTCCGAAGGCTTTTCCAAGAGTTCCGTTAATAATGTCAATATCGTCTGCCCACAAATTAAGCTCTTCGCATAATCCACCACCGCGTTTGCCGTATAGTCCTACAGCATGTACTTCATCAATATATGTTAATGCATTGTATTTTTTTGCCAACGCAACAATATCTTTTATTGGTGCGATGTCGCCGTCCATACTATAGACAGATTCAAAAACAATTACAGGATTTAATTTTTCTTTTTTTGTAAGTTTTAGCTGTGTTTCTAAATCTTCCATGTTGTTATGCTGAAAGATTTTCTTTTCAGATCTTGAGTGTTTAATACCCATGATTAAAGAAGCGTGGTTTTTATTATCTGAAATGAAACATATATTAGGTATGATACGCGAAAGTGATATGAGTGTCCATTCGTTTGCTACATATGCGCTAGTGAACAGTAACGATGCATCTCTGTCGTGTAAAGAAGCCAATTCTCTTTCGAGTGTTACGTGATAATGAGAAGTCCCACCGATATTTCGTGTACCACCAGAACCAGCGCCCGTTTGATTCAACGCTGTATGCATAGAATCAATAACATGCTTATTTTGACCCATACCTAAATAGTCATTAGAACACCAATTAATTATATTTTTAGGAGCATATTTACCATACCACACTGAACGTGGGAATTTGCCTCTTTCTCTCAATATATCGTTAAAAACTCTATAACGACCATCATCTCTAAAGTCTTTAATTGTGTTTTTAAAGTATTCTAAATATTCCATAAATTAATTCTCACTAATGTCAAATAACCGGTTTAAAAATATATTTATTTAAAAGGCTCAACGTAAATTATGTAGCATACGACGGTTTTATTAGAACATGGAGTAGCTTTGAGGCTACTCCATGAAAAACCATTTTTTTAGAATTTAATTTATGCATCTGCCATAGACAGTGCCAAATCCAACGCATCAACCTTACGCTTAGCGTTACCTCCAAACCATGCAGAAGCCATTCGTGTATCTGCTGAACGACCTAGCTTGTGGTCTGTCATGTAAGTAACCGCGTTATACGCATTCCACCAAGTACCTGGTACAAAATGATCGCCTGGCTGGTTTTCAACGATTTCCATTGCTTCTTTAGCATTACGAGCAAGTGTTTCTTTTTCTTTTGTTGATTTGCCAAAAACAACTCCAAAGAACTGAGTAAGCTGATCGTCGGTGTAACGTTTTGAGCCAAGGAATTCCGCAGCTTCTTTAAACTTTTCGACCTTATTGTGACCCAAGCCAAGAATTTCCTTGACGCTATCAGGATTAAATACTGAGCGATGATTGACACGGACAGATGGTTGACCTGCCTCGTTCAGTGCAACAGACAAAGTGTTATTGCAAACAACACGTTCCATTACAAACTTAATATCAATAGATTTTCCGTAAATGTGAGGGTTGGAAAATAGCAAGTAGCCTTTTACTTCGTCACCGTTAAACAACGAAAAGCCATCTTTTACATCAGCTAAAGCCCAAACCAAACGGCCATCCTTTAGAGAACCAGCTGTATCCATTTGCATGTCGCCGGCGGAAACAAAATCATTAAAGAACTCAAACGCCGCAGCGTTTTGAACAGGATTCCAGCCTTGGCCAACTTGTGTTAAGATTTTCCCATCAGTATCACGTACCAATGCTTGTTGGCCTGTTGCAACGTTATCACCGTTATAACGAATAAACGTGTCAACTTTTTCAACACCCCAATCTAAACCAGCAGCTTGCATCATTTGTTGTGGAGACATATCGTCTGATACTGGTGTACCAAGACCGTGCCAAGGCTTACCTTGAGAAGAGCGGTAAGCCATTTGTGCTTCGCCGTTAACCATTTCTAATTCATGTGACATAATATAATTCCTAGTTTGTTTGTTTTGATATAATTAATATAACCGATTCTAAACGAAATGTCAATAGTTAATTTGATTTAATTTCATTTTTATCTATCATAGTCATTTCAATTTTAGCAAAATCTTTGGTAGCACGAAGAGCTTTAAAATATTGATCCGCTTGACGGTGTCCAAATCCAGACGCCCATTCAACCAGTTCTTCAGCTCCATTCTTCCAAACGTATGCTTTTATAGTATAAGATTGCATGTGTATTCCTTTTCATCTGTTAATATCAATATAACTGATTCTAAACGAAATGTCAATAGATAAAATGAAATTAAATATAAAAATTAGTGTAGCTCTGTAGAATACATGTGCATGGAATCTATCATTCCATGAGTATATTTTGAATGACCGTTTTTTATAAGATCAATAACATCAACGTATTTGTTGTTGGTTTTTATTCCAATAACTGACCAACTGCCGTTATTATCACCAGCGTAATCACTTATGAATTCTTTAGCATCTTCTTTAGAATTAAAGCTAAAAGCTTTTGATATACCGAATATATCTGTTTTTGCAAAAACACCTTGGTTTTTAAAAGCACCTAGAAAAACGCCAAGTTCCTCTTCAGCTACTATATATCGTATTAAAATTTATCTTCTCCTACTATAATACTAAGCAGCAAACTCAAACCATTCTGGTATTTCTCTTTTAGTCCAAACCATTTTAAAACGATGCTGTTTTGTTTGATAAAACTTTCTATATGATTCTACTATATTATTTGGATCCATACATTCAGGATACGCCTTCATAGCCAACGGCTGTGATGTTAAATAACCAATCGGTATGTTCTTAGGTAAGGAACGTAATTCTTCACGAAGTAATTTATCGGTTGCATGTATCTTTCCATAACGATATTTATATTCATCACAAAGTGCAGAAAAATGCACCCAATGCCAGTTATAGTTATTATTAGATTCAGCAGTCCATACAGTACACGGATGGTACATATGAACAGCCTTGTAGAAGAAGTTTTCGCGCCTATCAGGAAGCTTCCAATACTTAACTATAGTCCTACCCGATTTTGATGGACGACGTTCTAGCTCCCCGTCTAGCATCCTGTGGGTCGTAGAAAGCATCTGCGCAGATTCAACAATCATTTTTAGAATATGCTTATCACATTGCAATTGTGCAGATTTAATTGGGGATTTATCAAGAATGAATAAGTTCATAGTGTGTCTGTCCTACTCCTAAAATTCCTAATTCTACTGATTTGATATGATTGCATTTATATATCATTCTCTTCATGCAAGTACATGAAAATCCTTTTTGACTCATTGTAACCTCGCAGTTGCGGTATGGCCATGAAAATCCATTAAACAGGTGGTTTTCTGTACCAATATATTTAGATTTAAAATATTTCATTTACATTAATCCAACGCGGCTAAGAGTTCTAAAATTGGTCATGATATTTTCATACCAATCTGGGTTCTTATCTTTAAGGATAGCTACCGGAGCCATGCCAAACAAGGAAGCATTTGCATAATCCTCAACAGCATGGTTCTTAATAAGTTCTTTAAGAAATTTTGCTTTAGTGATCGGACCCTTGTGCTTGAAGCGAGCGATGAAAAGATCTTTACCTTTTCCTACACGAGTTGGGTGAACATTAGGACCATCTTCATATACTGGACGACCATAGTACTCTCCTGTGTATGTAAGGTATCCACCGTGGAAGTTGAAGTCTGCTTTGTTGAACTTTGTCATAATCTATTCCTTTTCATTTGTTAATATCAATATAACTGATTCTAAACAAAATGTCAATAGTTAATTACCTCAAACTCCTTTTATTTCTTTGTATTTTTTACGGACCGCAAGAAAGTGCTTAAGATAGTCAAACGTATTAATTTTGAATACTTGCGATTCTGATCCGTCAACCGCGATTAGGATCACGGCCTGTTTGATTGGAATTCCGGTGCGCTCGAGAAAAGCCGCCGCGTAAAACGAGGCTTGAATGAAGTATGACTGAATCCATTCTTCTTTCTTTGGTTTTCGAGATGTCTTAAAATCTATAATTGATAATTCATTGTCATATTCTGCAATACAATCTACCTGTCCTGCACATTTTAGTTTATCACTATAAAGGAATTCTTCTTGCATCCATACGTTATCTATACGTCCATCCATTATTTTTCGTAAGTCATTAAACGTATTTAAGTTGGCAGGCATGTGTTTGCCTTTCCAATCTTCTTTATTGTTTAGGTAATCTTCTGCTAGTGTGTGAACAGCTGTTCCTCGCCCAGCGGCCTGACGAGAAATTTTGTTTGCTTCTTCTTCGCCAACGCGGGCCCGCCAAGCTAGAATTCCTTCTTTGCTTAATATACCTAATACCGTTGTGATAGATGGATATGCATTACCGTCAGGTGTAAAATACTTACGGCCTGTTTCACTAGTTTTGCGAGTGAGTTTTGGGAGCACTAATCCGTGCTCTACATGATTAAACATTTTTGATTCCTTTAATACTAGTTCCAATATATACTAATATTAAAAAAATGTCAATAGTTTTTAACCTCTTCGTCGTATCCTTGGTCGCGGATAAACTCTTCTTCCATAATAAACAGGATCTCCATCAACCGTTCGCGGCCTAAAGTTTCTTGTTGGAAACGTTCCCCCATTTATCGGTCTTTGATTTGCCCATCTAGCAAACTTGTTTGGCGCCCCTTGAAGACTTAAAACTTCCATGGGATCGTCTTCGCCTGTATCACCCATTTGATTTTCGTTACAAAAATCTACGAGCCACTGAATTGATTCTGTCTGAGTCATATTGGGCCAATGCTCAGCAAGGCATGCAAGCATGCCACACACTTGAGGAGTAGCCATACTAGTTCCTTGGTACTTTCCAAGGTAGTAAGCATTGTTTCTTGCGTCATAGACAGATGATCCGGCAGTACCGGAAGCGGTATGAAGGGAACTCTGTATTGCAGTACCTGCGGCAAATATATCTACTTGGCTACCACAATTACTAAAATTACCTTTATAATCTTCTTTATTAATTCCAACGGCGCCAACAGTTATATTAAGAGCGATGCCAGCACCGCCACCGTTTCCACGATGTAACCACCATGAAAAAGTACTTCCGTTAAATGCTGCAAGAAACGAATTATTATAATCTTGGTCTGATGAATTAACTATTTTCCATGATTCATTGCCAGCGGCCGACATCGTAATTATGCCATCGTTTATTGCATCTTCGAAATCTGAAGTTCTTGATGTAGAATAATATGGGATCGGTCCGGGTGAAGTGTCATTTGTAAAGAAACCTCGCGCTTGCAGCTCTGCGACGGTTAGTGCTCTTCCTGGTGAGTACGTTACACCACGAAAAGTTGCTGAAGTCACCGCCCCAAAAGAACCGGTATTGTATGTAATTGCTGACCCGTAACTATGATTTGTAACAGTAGGATTTTTCCTTCCAGTCACTGGATTAATTGGTTTATTATTATGCCAAGCTCTTACGTAATCCCAATAAGTTGAAGAGTCTAGACCAAGAGTACCAAAACTTGGATTTGTTCCATATATACTTATATTGTATATATTGGCGTCTCGAGCCCAACCTTGAGTATTCCCCGCTACGGTTCCGCCCACGTGAACACCATGATCATTATCGCTAGTTCTTCCAGCGTTACTAGAATCAACATACGGTGTATAAGTGTATGTGCCAGTTCCAAATCCTATGTTATTTTGAAACCAGTTATATTGATTAATTCTCGATCCGCCAGAGCCATCTGAGTTGGCAGCAAATTCTGGGTGATTTGGATCTATGTGCCCATCAAAAATAACTACATCAACATTCCTCCCAGACGCGGTTATTGTTACATCATCTGTTATTACTGACGTACCGTTATCTCCCCAGTTAGATCTGTTTGAAGATTCGGTTTGTCTTAAAAATCCCCAGTTTATATCAGTATCAGAAGTGTATGGTGGCCCACCTGCACCCCAATCTTTAGCAAACAAACCATTTTCAATTTTATATCCAGCCGGCCGAGTTGATAGTTCTAAAAGCTCAAGGAGTTCAACTCCCCAAACTCTTTCGTCTTGGCGTATCGTTTCTGCTTCTTCGTCAGTTAACATGTAGTGAGTATTTCTGCTTATAGGTCTTTGCTTGGCAACATCAACAGCTCTGTCTGGAATATATAAATTTCCACCTGGCGTTTGCATATCTTCGTAAAAATCGTCCAGATCTTCACGATTATAAAGAGTAACGATCCATTCTCTTAACATTTGTTATGCCTCTAATTGAAGCGCAGTAACTGCTACCTGCACTGTGCTAGTTGATCCTGATTTATTTGTTACTCTCATTGGTATAGTTGTTGTTGCTGGAGCTTCTCCATTATATCCAAATACACCCGGTGAAATGACAACGGTTTCAGCGCCATTTGTTATAACTTCTAGGATTACGCCTGCATCTGGATCTGGGTCTGTAAGCTCGTTTCTACTTGCATCGGCCGTTCTGCTCGCCGCATTGATATATAATCTAACCCAAGCTGCCCGGTCAGTTGTGATTGTGTAGACCACATATCCTTTATAGCCAGTTAAGTCAACGTTTTCACTTACATCATTTGCTAATGAAGATGTCGTTGTTGTTAAATTGGCTCTTGAAGCAAGGCCAGTGCCGCCGCCGCCACTACAGTCATGATTTCCCTCGTGCCATACAGTGTATCCATTAACTTTTACACCATTATCCGTTGGAGCTCTAAAATGTATTTCGTCATCCGCGTCGTTTGTCACTTGAAGAGTAAGTTGAGTAGCTTCTCCGCCACCTGTTCTTAAATCAATCATTGCGGTATCACCCGACCCCCCATACGCATCAACAGGAAACTTAATACCGCTCGTTGTTGCGTATATCGCATTCGTTGTTCTAACAGACCCGTCTTGATCTATCCTAAAGATTGTATTATCCCTATTCACCGTGTCAGTATAAGGATCTAAGTCATTATAGAAGCCAAAGTAATTCGAATCTTCACCCACATTATTGTTATCATCAATAAACAAATACATGGATTGTTTTGAGTGAAACGCCACACTATTAGTTGTATCTGTTGGTTCATCATAGTAGCAATCTACACAATCAATGCTGCCTGCCCCGGTAGTTCCTTGTGTACCCTGTGTACCTCCACTTCCACTGCCCCCTATTAGATAATTATTCTCATCAAAGGAAGATCTCCAGGTAGTAATCTTGTTATCTGGGTTGTTATAGAAACGGCCTGGTTCTGTAATGTCATTAAACGACGCAGCTCCTACTAACTCTTTATAATACGGCAGGGTTACTTGTGAGCCGTAAACTTTACCAGATACAACATCATAAACAACATTGTCTGTGGATGAAACACCGCTAAAATCACCTTTAAATCTCGCATCCCCTTGACTATGAGCCATGTAACCGTAAGCTTTTGGACCTCTAAACTTTTCGAGAACTGGATTGCTAGTTAGATCAATGGTAAGAGTTGAAGCTTGGCTCAATAATGCACTACCAAATGGAGAAGTTTTTACAGTTATTATATCGCCTTGCCTATCTACGTCAACGATCGTAGATCCAAGTGAATGCCAAACACCGGTCGTTGGCACCGCAGGAGATCCGTCGGCAATAATCTGCTCATCGCTTTGCAGAATATTATATGAAACACCCCATGTACGCGCTCCTTGAGTACCGCCGCCAGTTCTAAATGCTGTTAGTGTGTGTTCTCTATAACCTGCCTGCCCAAAAGTTCCTTCTGTTATATACGCAAGAACAACACCAATCGTATCGTTGTCGTACTGGCCACTTCTTAAAGTGTATGATAAGGTATAGTATGAATACTCAAGATCCGAAACAAAGCCAACAGCAGTGCCCGTGTTGGTTACCCCAACGATTTCTTGTGTTCCGGCATCAAACTGCCATTGCGACGAAGCAGTTTCAGCCGCGTTTGCTGGATAATTTGTTCCTGAATTGTGTGAAAACCTATACCAATTGTTAAAGATCTCCTGTGGCGTCGGTGCCGATGGGCCGGGTTCGGTAAAATAGGCTGCAGCTTCGCTTTCACTCGTTACAATAATAGGTTCTATATTTACAAGATCATCAAACGCTGCGTTATTTGTATCATCCTGAGTATTATAGAGTACTTCACCTTCTTGACCTATCGGTAATGTTGTCCCACCGCCCGGTCCTATAGAGCCCTGGGTACCCTGCGTCGACCCTGCCTGTCCTTGAAGGCCATGGCCAACCAATCCTTGGAAACCCTGAAATCCTTGAAATCCTTGAAATCCTTGAAATCCCTGAAATCCCTGATTCCCTTGAGAACCCTGAGTACCTTGAGAACCTTGAACTCCATAAATACCCTGTAAGCCAGTATCACCTCGTATACCTTGGCGACCTTGGGCACCTTGAGTACCAGCCCCGGTCTTACCTTGAGTACCTTGCTCGCCTAGGCGACCCTGAATGCCTTGGAATCCTTGTACTCCTTGGATGCCCTGCATACCTTGGACACCTTGATTTCCTTGAAGTCCCTGAATGCCCTGAATACCCTGTAGTCCTTGAATACCCTGGATACCTTGTACACCTTGAATACCTTGGCGACCCTGAATACCCTGGCGACCTTGAGTACCCTGCATACCCTGCACACCCTGAATACCTTGCTCGCCTTGCATACCTTGAATACCTTGGCGACCCTGAATACCTTGTAATCCTTGACGACCTTGAATACCTTGGCGACCTTGAATACCTAGCGTTCCCTGTATGCCTTGAATACCTTGTTCGCCCTGAATACCTTGCACACCTTGCCCAGGGCCACGTAAACCCTGAATACCTTGTACACCTTGGTCACCAGTAATACCTTGGAAACCAGCATTACCAGTACCTTGAATACCTTGCCGACCGTACGAGCCTTGAACACCTTGGCTGCCTTGCGTGCCTTGTTCGCCTTGAATACCTTGCATACCTTGCATGCCTTGGATACCTTGAATACCTTGAATACCCTGAGGACCAACGATATTTCCTACGTTTATCCATTCTCCACCATCGTCAGGAGTAAACGTCCACAGGTCGTTTTCCAATTCATCTATAACCGCATCACCTGGTACAGCATCTGGGAAGGCTGTTTCCAATATTACTTGTGGGTCAAATGTAGGAGCCTGATTTACGTCTGCTATAGTTCCAAGTATTCTAAACGGGTTACCTGTGTTACCTTGTACACCTTGTACACCTTGGATACCCTGCATGCCTTGAGTACCTTGAGAACCTTGGCGACCTTGAATACCTTGAAATCCTTGGAAACCACGATTTCCTATGATACCTTGTGAAGCCTGACTACCTTGAAGACCCTGTCCAACCGGACCCTGGATACCTTGTACACCTTGAATACCTTGTACACCTTGAATACCTTGGCGACCTTGAATACCTTGAATACCTAGCGGCCCGACAATATTACCAGTGTTAATCCATTCAGTACCGTTCCACAGCCAAAATTCATTTAGTTCTTCATCGATTATGCCGTCAGACAAATCTGGGCTTGCAATAGCTGGCCTTTCTGTCGGCGGCTGACCATCTAACGTAGGCCCAAAGGCTTCTCTTATTATTTCTTCAGGAGTACGTGCTGGGAAATTAACATTAACGTCTTCAATAGATCCAAGTATTCTAAATGGATCTCCAGTTTTACCTTGAATACCTTGGAAGCCTTGTAATCCTTGGCTTCCTTGTAATCCTTGCTGGCCGCCACCGCCTTGTATACCCTGCGTTCCTTGTATGCCTTGCATACCTTGGAAGCCTTGCATACCTTGGCCACCTTGAAGGCCCTGAATACCTTGCTCGCCTTGGATACCTTGGATACCGTCAAAACCTTGAATACCTTGGCGACCTTGAATACCCTGTGTACCAATACCAATAGCACCTTGTACGCCTTGCTCTCCTTGAATTCCTTGGAACCCCTGCATACCCTGCATCCCCTGCATACCTTGGATGCCTTGTGTACCTTGCGTACCTTGTGTTCCGAGATTTCCTTGGACACCTTGCGAACCTTGCGCCGCTTGTGTACCTTGCATACCTTGTATGCCTTGAATAGCCGCCCCTTGTATCCCTTGAAACCCTTGAACGCCTCTTACTGGTCCAACATTTATCCAAACACTATTGCCAGTATATGCCCACAAATCGTTTGAAGCTTCATCTATAACAGTCTCACCAACTCCTGCTGACGGAAATCCTGCGTTTAATAATGTATTTGGGTCGTTTGGCGGATTTGCGTTAACATCGCTTACTGCACCAATAATGTTTAAAGCGGGGCCAAACGCGCCTTGAAGTCCCTGATCTCCTTGGAGGCCTTGCTCTCCCATAAGACCTTGTACACCTTGAGTACCTTGAATACCTTGGAATCCTTGCATACCTTGTACGCCTTGGAGGCCCTGTTGCCCAACAGTACCTTGAAACCCAGCACCAGTAGTACCTTGAACTGCAATACCTTGTACACCTTGAACGCCCTGGTCGCCTTGTATACCTAGATATCCTTGTATACCTTGAAAGCCTTGGTTTCCTTGAGAACCTTGGGTTCCTTGAATACCTTGGTCGCCAGTATATCCTTGGATACCTTGTAGTCCTTGGTTACCATATCCAGCTCTACCTTGGACACCTTGTTCACCAGTAGTACCTTGGAATCCTTGAGATCCTAGACCCCCAGTACCTTGTACTCCTTGGTCTCCTTGAATGCCTTGGAATCCTTGTACTCCTTGGATGCCCTGCATACCTTGGACACCTTGATTTCCTTGAAGTCCCTGAATGCCTTGCATTCCTTGCATTCCTTGGTTTCCCTGAATGCCCTGTACACCTTGAAATCCTTGGATACCTTGGATACCTCGCCGGCCCTGTAAACCCTGGATACCTTCGCCGGTTTCTCCTTGTGTTCCTTGAAATCCGTCAAAACCACGGCCATCAGTACCTTGAAATCCTTGAGCGCCG